ATGTCATCAGTCTCGCCTGCGCCATCAACCAAAGAACCTGCGTTCAAAGTTGCTGTTACAGCCCATGTATCGCTGAAAATGCCACGGAATTGGTCATTTCCTCTGCGACTTGTTACTGCGGATGCGGTTGCCATGTATTTCTCCTAATTAAGTTAAAAAAGTCCCCCCACCACTAGGGCAGGGGGCGCAACTGCAATTAGGCTGGCACTGCTAATGCAAACATTGCTGAAGACTTAGCGGCTCCAACAGTGGCGGCATTACGCAAGGCGGCAACACCATACAGTGTGTCAGAAGTGAACAATGTAGCAAGGTATTCTTGCTTGTATTGAACTTGTGAACGGATGCCAACTTGCTCAACCAGAACCATAGCGTCCTTATGACCCATCAAGCAAACACGGGCGGCTCCTGAACCAGAAGTCGTATCAGCGTTGCTAGAAGTGAACACAGGGATACCATAAAGGTTACCGATTTCACCAGTGCGGATAGCGTTGCCATTACCCACAAAAGCCTGTTCTGTATAACGGGCAAGACCCATCAATGTGTTACGGCTTGAGGGAGGAATGAGGAAGAAACGATTGTCCATAGGAGTATCGTTGTCATCCAAACGCTGAATAGTGCGGCGAATTGACGCATCAGTCAATGAAGACTCATTGTTGTTTGCGGCAACATAAGCAGTCGTGCCATCACCACCAACGAAGGCGGCGGCATAAGCGGCGGCTCCTGCTGTACCACCATTTGCAGAACGACCCAACTGCACCAAGTCTGTATCGACTTGACGAGCCAAGGCATAACCTGCGTCTGATGTATAGAAGTTACGCATAGAGTTCAGGGCTTGTGCCTCAACAATATCTTCGATCAAGCGGCTATATTCATAGTGCTTGTTGATAGATATTGTTACTTCTGACTCGGTAGCGGCAATCAAAGTAACTGCATCAGTAGCAACTTTGGCAGAAGCAGAACCACGGGTAGGTGCAGGAATGTGAACAGTGTCACCTTTCTTGCCCTTGAAGTTCATCTTCATAACCAAGTTTGCTAAGACTAGGTTCTTTTTGTAAGCCGCTACGATTTCATCTGACCAAATATCAGGGATGAATTTATCAGCGGTTGTTACTGTCACCGAATTGGTGGGGGAAAATGCTGTATTAGCCATGTTAAATCTCCAAAAAACGATAAGTTAAGTTATTTAACCCGTCCATCTGCGTAGGCTTGCATGATCTCATCACTCAAGGCTTCGTATCGGTTCGGGTCAGTCATCTTCAGCCGAATAAGGTCAGCCCTTCTATAAACTCTCTTAGAACTCTCTCCAGTACCACCTACATCAACTGCGGCGGCTTTAAGGTTAGTCTTGCGTTGGGTTTCACCCGCATCGCTAGTCTGTTTAGCCTTAATACCCTTTAGTTGCTTGTAAGTCGATAACAACTCGTTTGCACTGTCATAGTCAAACTCACCATCTGCTCTCGCATACAACCCTAACCGAATAGGTGAAGATTTCACCCAATTCTGAAATTCCGTATCTTGTGCAATCTGCCCAAAATCAGGATGGTCTTGCGATAACTTCTGCCGAATCTGCATCCTCTTGAAGTCGTTAGCCGCTTGGCGACCCGCTACTACATCAGGATGATTATCAACTGTCTTACGAATTGCCTCTTTCGGATTCTCAAAGAAATCTACTTCAGGCTCATCTTGCTCAATAGGTTGTTTGTTAGAACTAAGGTTCTGCTTTATGAGTTCATCTGCAAGTTTACGAACTTCACCTACCTCTTGCGCTTGCTTGCCAATTAACTTTTCAGCCTCTTGGTGCATTTTGATGACTTCATCTAAACTCTTTTGCCTGTATTTCTCAGGTAGTTCAGCGATAGTCGGTGCTTCGGGTAGTTGCTTTTGTTCCTCAACTATGTCTAACTCACTTAGCGTCTCGTCTTCTTTATCAATCAACATATTCTTCCTTTTTCCTGCCGTTATCGGTTCTAGGACATTAAACTCGGCATCTCTGCTTACGAGTTCTCTTTTTGCTCTTGCTTTAATTTGTCTGTGTGTTTCTTCTCAAATTTCATCCATGAGGACGGAAAATGACCAGACCACCCTTCCAAATTAACGTTTGGAGCACTTACGATGCGGTTGGCTGTCACACCGCAACTTGAACACCGAACTTCCTCTGTCTCATAATCAGTGAGTTTCTCGGTGAGATGTCCGCTTACGCAGACAAATTCATAAATTCTTTTCATTCAATTCCTCATACGCTTGTGTGCTGACCTGTTTTAAGGTTTTTAGCCACGTTAGGATAGAAAGTTCGCCTTTTTTGAATTGTAGGCTTTTTTCATCAGGGATTGTACTAATATTGTTCAACGAATTTATCATTGTGTCAACATCCTCCATTAAGTCATTCCACCCGTCCATTGACATCAAGTCAAATCGGGCTTCATAGTACTTTTGCAGTTCAGGTGTCATGCTATTCCAAGAGCAACTTTAAGTTTTGCCAACTCTGTTGGGCTTTCCAAAATCATGTCGGTTAATGACTTAGGTGGGTCAACTTGAATTTGCTTTGGAGGGTTGGGGTCTGTAAATTGACCATTAGCGTAGTGCCAATTTGGGCTTACATTGTCTGCTTGAATGGCCTCATGTCCTTCATCAAACCCCGCAGGGGGAGTAGAAGGCTGTGACTCATATTCAATGATATTGACAACCAAACCATCTTTAACAATTGCGTATCTCATACATAATACTCCGTAATGTAAATAATTCCAGCCGCGCCAGCACCGCCAGCAGTACCGCCCGTACCAGCACTTCCAGCACTACCACCTGCGCCCACAGCGTATGCGTATGTCGCACTTGGAGAATTAATTAACTTTTCTAAATAACCTCCAGAACCACCGCCAGCACCATTTCCAATTGTTGTATTACCTCCAGCGCCACCCCCACCACCACCTGTATTTGCCGTTCCATTATCACCCCCAACTGTATTTCTTCCTCCTGAACCAGCACCTCCAAATGGGTTAGAACCACCGCTTGTTCCAGTATTACCATAATTTACATTTTGACTTAAACCCGCAGAACCACCACCAGAAAAATTAACATCACCTCCCGTTGCAGTTCCACCAGAGGCTTGTAAGCCACCATTTTGGTAAGCCTCCCCTCCTGTACCGCCATTAGCCGTTAAAAATGAAGAACCTAAAGTAGTGTTACCACCATTGCCTCCATTACTTACTCCAGTTGTACCACTACCTCCACCACCGCCACCGCCACCAGCACACCTAACCCAAATGGCTTTACAGTTTGCTGGAGTTGTGTAAGTACCTGAACCAGAGGTAAATACCTGAACTGTGTGTGCAATAGAAGTTAATCCTGTACCGCCATTAGCAACAGGCAATGTTCCAGTTACCCCTGTAGTCAGAGGTAAACCTGTGACATTGGTCATAACACCTGATGTTGGAGTTCCCAACGCAGGAGTAGTCAGAGTTGGACTTGTTAGGGTCTTGTTGGTTAAGGTATCTGTCGTTGCTTTACCAACCAAAGTGTCAGTTGCCGCAGGAAGTGTGATGGTAGTTGTACCAGCCACCGCAGTTGCTTGCAATGTGGTTGTACCTGAAGTCGAGCCAGAGAGGTCAATCGCATTAGGTTTTAGGGTTACTGTCGTTGCCATATTTTTCCTTTATGGTGTTCCATTTGCAATAATATTAGTTGCTGAAGTAATCACTCCAGTTGAAGACATTGAGGCAATTGTAGTTGCACCATATTTAAACAGCAACTTGCCACCTGATTCCTCAATTGTAAAGTTGGTTGTTGCCAAAGAACCAGCCGAACCTGTCGTGTTTTGATTAAGCGTAGGAATATTAGACCAAGTTGGCGTATTTCCAGAACCAGCAGAAGTTAAAACTTGTCCAGAAGTTCCTTGGCTACCATCAAAACTTGTTGTTCCAGTTACGCTTAAATCTACAAAACTACCATTCTTGGGTGTTACTGCACCTATTATCATGTTGTCTATATCGCCAACATAAGTAGGAGCAATTTCAATAGAATTAACGCCTGTGGGCTTTATATGAACATGACCCGTACCTGTTGGACTAATATCAACTTGTGCATTTGTCCCATTGATATTTGTTGATACATTAAGCGATAAATTATCTCCACCACCAGCACCTATGCTAAGTTGAGTTGTGCCAGCAGAATTTTTAAGACTTAAACCGCCTGAGTTTGTTGCTTGAACAGTAGGAGTTGTAAGACTTGTAAGGGTTGCAGTGCCACCAGTAATGGCAACAGAACTAGCATTTTGGGTAGACATCGTACCCAAACCACTAATATCGGTATTTGATAGCGTAACAGCACCTGTGCGCCCTGCAACGCTTATAACTAGGTTACTTTGGTCAATCTTTTGCCAATTAGAGCCATTAAACAGCAACCAATCGCCTATTTGCCAATCAGTTATGCCATCTAAGTTAGTGCTTCCTGCCGTTGCTGTAATGTAGTAATACCCATTTACACCCACACCACTTGCCAATGTAGGAGTGTTAGTGGATGCGTTCCATGTACCTTGGTAACTCAGACCGCCAGCGACAGATGCCCAAGAAGTTGATGTTCCATTGGTTGTCAGGTACTTACCTGAGTTTCCTGTTTGACTAGGAATCAGGTTTGTTATCTGGGTTTGTAGGGAGGCTATGCTATCGAGTACAGACTGAGAAGTGCCACCACCATTAGTAATAACCTTGATGGATTCTGCAAGATCAGGAGCAACAACCTCACCAACATTGAGTTCAGCACCACTAGACAAGCCAATAACAAGGCTACCATCGAAATCAATACGAGCAGAGGTGACACTAATACCATCAGTCCCATCCAAGCCATCACGCCCATCTCGACCATTCTGACCATTGCTACCTTGTAAGCCCTGCTTTCCGTCAAGTCCGTCTTTGCCATTTTTGCCATCCTTACCATCTTTGCCATCCCTCAAACTAGAGGCTTTTGACTCAATGGTGGCATTTAATTGGGTAAACCTTGTCTCCAAGTCACTCTTAATCTTCTTCAAACCTTGGATAACAACTTCTGTACTTTTGCCAATAGCCTCTTGATTGGCAATTTCTAGTCTAGACTGTGCTGATTTTTGCAAAGCATCAAGCAATGCCATCTGCTCATCAGCAGATAGCCCATCAATGCCTAGTTTTCGCTCTAAATCACCAATATCCATTAGGAAAGTTCCTTAGAAAGCCTGTCTAGGAAGTCATTTTCTACCTGTCCACGCTTATCAGCCATCTGTAACTCAACAATCTTACTCTTATTCTTGATGTCAGCCTCTTTGAGCATCAGATCAGCAATCTTCACCCGCTTATCAAACTCCCTTTGGTTTGCATCAGCATCATTTGGTAGATTCTTGGTCAAAGATGCACTCATCTTGGCTTGAACTTCTTGTGGCATCAACTGAGCCTCAACAGATAACTTGGTAGCCTCTGCACGATTCTGCTCTGCCTGAGTGGTATTAACAGCAATCTGCGCCTGTGCCGCTTGCAGAGCCAACTGTTGTTGCATTTGTTGCATTTGTTGTGCTTGTGGATCAGGTTGACCCATTTTCTCCAACATAGCAATTAATTCCATCCTGTTAGACAGACTTGAATTAGCCAAAATGCCCTTCAGAATCACAGGCAAGACAGGAGTATTGGGGCCAAGCGTCTGCAACAAGCCAATAAACTGCTGTTGCTCGTACTCTCTAGCAATGATGCCAAGAGTAGCCGTAGGAACAAAGTTCATATCCACAGAAGGATAGCGTTCTGGGTCAAACTGCATGAAGCGGAAAGCCGCCTTCTTGATGAACGGGATTAGGAAATCCTCTTGGAAGTTCACCAAAGTGCGCTTGTACTTCTTAATGATAGAAGCGACAGCCATAGACATACCGCCTTGACCGCCATCTCTAGCAACATTGCTGATCATGCCTTGAGAATCAAGAGTTCCCGTTGCTTGTAACAACATACGCTCAAAGTCTCTTGCCGTAGCCAAGTTGTTAGGGTCAGTTTGACCAAACTTGAAGGGATAGAGAATCTCTGAAGGTGCGCCATTGGTAAGGATTGCCTTGCCAGGCTTCACTTCAAACTTCATTCCTCTTGGCAAACGGGTAGCATCCATAGCAATCATGGGGCTAGTCGTTAATGCCAAGGAATCTAAGTGGCTACGAGTTTGAGCATCAATAGCCTTTTGCATATTGAACGCTTTTTCTACTGTGCCTCTGCCCAACAAACGATTAGGAACTGTGTCATCTTGATAGGTCAAGACAGGACGATCCTTCATCATGTATGGATTTGCTTCAGCCTTTAGCAGTTGACCATCATTGGCGATTACAACAATGGCTTCCACCATGTCTGTGTAGTCATCTGCCGCAGAGTTCTCAGGAAATAACTCTACTATCTCTTTGTTTTCTTCTAGATTCTCTAGATATTCCCGTGGAACTAAGCCGTAGTAGGTCAACAACAAGACTTTCTCGTCCTGATATTGGCTAACTTCTTGGGTAGGCTCTAAGTCTGTATCTTCGCCAGAGGTGGTAATGTCTACTTTGCGGTAGATAC